TGCAATGGGACGAATGTTGTCCTTGCGTCGAGCGATCTGGCTGGCGCAGGAATCATGCCAGCAGTCGCGCCGGGTGCTGCGGGTAACGTGATTCAATCTAATGGATCAGGGCAATGGGTGAGCGGTCCAGGTGGCGTGTCATGGATACCAATCAACAGCGCAACAACAGCAGTTGCAGGCGGTGCGTATGACTGCGATACGACCAATGGGGGATTCCCGCTGACGCTTCCTCCCAATCCATCGGTGAATCAAGTCGTCATGTTCTGCAACTCGAAAGGGACGTTCGCAAAAAACAATCTGACGCTCGCGCTCAATGGCGCGAATTTCATGTGGTCTAGTCCCGGTACCGTGACTGCATCCACAAATTACCTGCCCGTTAAGTTGACATACTTGGGCGCTTCACAAGGATGGTGCTTAACATAATGGATATCAAACAATTTTTAGGTGGTTCAGACGTTCCGGTCGGTAGTAGCGTGCCCATGCCAGCACTTGCAAACGCCGGGACAAATCAGTTTGTAACACAAGCCAATGAGCTATTCGTCAATACGGCAACGCCATCCATCATTCCGCAGTCGAGTTGCAACTCGGTATTGATTGCTGCTCTTGGTGCGACGAACGATATCGTCTTGCCGACAACGCAAGTGAATCTTTCTTCGTTTCAGCAGGCATCGAATGTGCCAGCATCCGGGTTCAATGCCGCATTGATCACTGGCGCATATCAGCAATCAACGAAAGGCTTCTATGTCGGTGGAACTTACTACCTTTTCAGTCCAAACGACACAAGCAATACGATTGGCTGGATAAGTACGACTGACACGCAGAACTACACCGGATTCGTGCCGATCACGCCACTTGCAGGGCTGATGATAGTCGATATCTTCTACAACTCTGCAAACTCGACGTGGTACTTCCTTGAAGCAAACGGATCAATCTACTCTACGACGAATCTGACGACGTTCGCGAATGGTACTTTCTACAGCCTTCCAGCATTGGGGTTTGCAAACGGATACGTTCGTCTGACGCTAATCAATGGCGTCTGGTATGCGATCGGAGGTAGTACCGGCGGAACTGGCTATCGCGTGTCGTCTTCTACGAATCTGACTGCTTGGACAGTAGCTATTGAGAATACTTCGGCTGGACAAGTCGCATTCAACATCGTCCAGGGTGCAGGTGCAGGAGCGACAACGGAAATCCTTGTTTGCTGCAACAACAATACAATCCTCAAGAGTACCAATAACGGCGCATCGTTCACGGCAGTAACAAACGTCCTGACGATATCGGGAAGCACGCCATATATCAACAATATTTTCTACTCGCCGCGCACTGGACTATATTACATTGCGGCGACTGCTGCCAGTAATGCTGTTTATTTCGCAGTCAGCACAACTGGAACACTTGCGACGGCAGGGTGGACGACATACAACACTGGATATAACTCGACTGGGACTTCGTTGACCGCCAATATCAACATTATTGATACTGGCACATGGGTTGGTCCTGTCTACATGACGACAGGCTGGCAGACTTTCTTCTTCTACGGCGCTTCGTACAACACGTTAAGCAGTCCATTAATCACGCAGCCGCAAGTATGGACTCTTGAGAGTAGCACGACGACAAATTATCAAGGCGCAAAGGCTATGTGGCTCAATAACATGCTACTGGTCGCCTATTCTAGTATGCCTGACTGGGCCTATGGCTATTCTCGCTCAAATGTCATGCTCGCAGTTGCATCCGGCGCGACTTGCAGCACCGGAAACAACATCAATCTGTGGTTTCCTATATCAACGGCTACGTCTAGCGCTCCAACAACGCCATTGCAGTGGAATTCTTGGTCTGGCATCGCCTATATGGGTGGCGCATATTACGCTGGCGCTGGCGCTACATCAATGTCTGGCAGCACGATATATTTCTACACGATGTCCATGTTCAAGATTGCGGCAACTCTTGCAACATTCTCTTGTCCTGTACCGCCAGTGCAGGGGAGTTTCAATAACGTTGCAATGAGCTGGGGATCAATGATTGCCTTGTCATGTCCTGTCATTGGAGTAAATGGCACCAGTGTATACTGGTCAGCATATGCGAACTGGAATGCACCAAATACGTCGAATACGTTGGGATACATCGCAAACTATGTTTACAACGGAGCGACACTGACCTCCTGTACATTTGCCTCAACTGGAGCATCTGGAACGGGTGGTGGATCGATACAAGGTTATTGCATACCTGGACAACCTAGTGGCAATGTGACGGTTCCAAAGTGGTCCAGCATGCTTAATGCTTATGTAGTAGCTCTCCCTGCTGTTGCAGTAGGAACCGGAAATAATATCGCAGTTCAGGCGTTTCCTGCTATGACGAACGGCAGTACGCCAACATCGATTTTTAGTGGGCAAGCCTCTAGTGGTGGTTCAGTTTCAATTCTTGGTCTTGATGTATTCAGCACTGGCGGTGTTGTGATTGTCGTTCAAGAAGCCGCTACCTTATATCTTCAGGTCAATATGGGTGCGGGTACCGTGCAGCTTTTTACTAGCATGTTTAATGGCACGACTGGCGTGCCCGCGAATTATGCGATTTGGGAAATTGTTTCTGGCGGTGTGTCATACCTTGCATACGCATATACAAATGCATTAAGCGTCACTTCCCTGAACATCTACAAGCTCAGTACAACGGGTGGCACGACGCTGGTATTGCAAAACTATCCCGTTCCGAACATCAGTTTGAATGGAACAGTGACGAACAACCTACGGCGCGTGTTCAGCAATAACGGATCGTTCTATCTTGGTGATACCGTTGCAAGCTCAACATCGAATCGCAATTCGCTGTTGCTCACGCCGAATGGAGTTGGATCGTTTACTGTTGCGCCGGTCTGTCTAAATGTGCCGGGCGACGTTACTCCAGCAGGCCAACCCAACACATTTACATCCATGAATACCATCACAACGGTTAGCGCGGGATCGCCGGTTCCGTCCGTGTTTGTCCCTGCCGGAACTGCTGGAAACTATTTAAGGGCACGATAGCATGGACAATATCATTTTCCTGGCACCTGCAAGCAATTCGCAGGCGGCGAATACTTTTGCGCAGCAGCAGGCGGCATTGATTACTGCGCTGGAGCCACAACGTTTGATCGTGCAAAACGTGGGATTTCAATACACGTTTTCTCCGGCAATTCCGGCAACACTGGCAGCAGACGGAGTGACAGTTATTACTCCGACTGTTCCAGCCGTTGTTGGTACGATTCAGACGCGGGATCAAACACAATACCCGGATATGAACAACATAACCGGATTGACAACGGCAGCGGTTATCTTGCAAGAGCAAGGGGTAACAAATGTCGCATTGAGTTTCCGTGATGCGCAAAATGTCACGCACCCGATGACGCCAGCACAAATGATAGCGCTCGGAATGGCAGTGACAAACTTCATCAGTTCGACCTATCAAGCAAAGTGGAGAATTCATAACGTAATTGCTTCGTTGACACCGCAAACAATCGGCAGCTTCGATATCACACAGGGATGGACATCATGATCAAGCAGGTAGCAACATCTATTTTAAGGCGCGTCGGTATTCTGTTCATTCTGATCGTCTGTCAATTGGCCGCGATCATGGCAATACCGCGTGCTATTTGGGCGCTGACTTTTTCACCGCAAAAGGCATTTGACCTGGCTTGCGGCTACGACCTGTTGGGAAACATCGTTACCAATGGGCAGGTTGGAGATTTCATCAGTGCGCGCGCATATCGGGCGATGCAAGAAGGTCGAGAGTGGGGATGCCTGCTATGTCGCCTGCTTGATTGGATTCAAGCGGATCATTGCAAGAATTCACCGGTGCTTCAGGGATACGTCCGCAATTCCTAAACAGCGAAAACATCAACAAACCGCCTTCGGGCGGTTTTTTTTCGCCCACAGTTTGTTCAACCAACCACGACAAATCCATGAACGTAAAAGAAACGGTTTCCGATATGGCAATCAAAGCATCCCCACCTACAACGGTTTCCGTTGCGACGTGGGTAGGAATTCATTTGCCAGACATCGTTCAGGCAATGACATTCGTTTATCTAGCTGTCTTGATCACCTATAAGTGCTGGCACTGGTACCGCGAATACAAGGGCTACAAGATCAACAAAGAAGATCGGGACGACGACTATGAACTCTAAAAACAAGTGGCTGATCGGCACGGTCGGTGCGGCATTACTCGCGGCGACATCGCAATGGGAAGGTACTCGATACGTTCCTTATCGCGATGTTGGCGACGTATGGACTGTATGCGAAGGCTATGCCGGTAAGGATGTCATCCCCGGCAAGACTTACACGCCAGCAGAGTGCAAGGTTCTGTTGACCACGCAACTCAAATCCAAGGGCGAGGAAGTATTGAAATGTACAAACGTCCCGCTCAATGAAAACCAATTCGACGCCTTCACGCTCTTTTCCTACAACGTAGGAAGCGAAGCGTTTTGCAAGTCGTCGCTGCTGAAGAAACTCAACGCAGGCGATTACACGGGTGCGTGTAATGGCTTGCTTGCTTGGGACAACGTAGATGGTAAGCCGGTTCCCGGCTTGCTGGCGCGTCGCAAGTTTGAACGTGACTGGTGCTTACGACCAGTAGCAACGGAGGTAACAAAATGACTGTAGAACAAGTCCACGAAGAGATAAATACGTTCAAGGTTGACGTGTTTATTCCAGGGCACGCGCCACGGGTGACGACCAGCCTATTCAAGCATTCGCGCTTGCACTTGCTGGATCAAGTTGATGGCCGTTGCTGGATTTGCCAGCGCAACGCTGAAGAAACCGGACATCCGATCGAGGCGCATCACTATCCGATCGAGCGCAGCTTTGCGGAAGAGGTCGATTTTTCTCCCGACTCGCTGATTCGCAAGGATTTTCCTGACTTCGACTGGGAGACATTCTCCAAGGGCGCAACGTGGCAGGACGTACCGGCCTGGACTGATCCTGATACCGGGGAAGAAGTGCCCGCTACTAAATGGTATCGACCTGCCGATCCCTATCTGTTTGTTGACGATATGAAGGTCAATGGCCGTGCGCTCTGCAAGGCGCATCACATCGGCAAGGATGAGGGTGTGCATGACCTGCCTGAGCCTGTCTGGATCGCGCAACGCTATGCCATGAATGGCGTGCGCTTCTCGAAAATCGAAATCATTCACCACGGCGACTAGGAGAAATTCACATGATGGATTTATTCAATCCGCGTATCTGGCTCGCCTTTCTGTTGGCGGTCATCGTCAGCCTGGGAACAGGTGCATACGCTGGCTACCGATACGAAAAGCAGGCGCAGCAGGTCGCAGTCGCAAAGATCGAGGTGTCTGATTCAGATGTGGCACGAAATAAAGAGCAGGCCGCAGACGTAACAATGGCTACCATCGGCGCGGCTCTTACCAATCAACAAATCGCAGAGAAAGCGAAGGCAGATAATGAAATTGCAATGCTTAAAGCAAAGCTGGCAAAAACTCCGACTTGCACTGTGTCTGGTTCTGTTGTCGGCATGCTCTACCCCGGCACCAGCGCCAATGTGCCCGCAACTACCGCCACTGGATTCGGCGCTGGCGGCACCACCGCGTACGCTGATTCTTCCTGCGGCGCACAGCTCGAACTCGCAGCCAGAAACTACCGTGAAGTCTGCGAGCCAAACGCAGAGCAATTGAAGGCGCTGCAAGACGTTTACAACGACTTGCGCGAACAGTTCAATACCAAACCTGAAAAGTAGACGATGCAGCCAGTCAACATAGATACATTCGGCGGACTCTTCCCGCGTTACCCGGAAACCGCATTGCCGCCTTCCGGCGCGACAGAAGCGTCGAATATCGATTTCACTTTCACGAATCAATTGGTTTCGCTCAACAGCGATTTCAACCTGAAGACACTCCCGTTTTCCGTGCAATCGATCTGGAGTGAAGACGGACTACGGTTCTATTCGTGGCCTACCGATACGGATGCTGTTATCAGTCCGCTCGGTTCTGGCGTTGCGAATGACCGGCTCTACTTCACTTCGTTGGCTGGCGGCATGCAGCTCACTCCGCGATCGCTGGCGACGATCAATGCTGCCGCGCCAACATCGGTCTATACCGTTGGCGTGCCCAGGCCAAAAACTGCGCCGGTTGTCACGGTAGTTTCGCCGACCATGCCAAAAGGTGCGCCGCCAAGTGCGGCAGATTTGCAGGCAGCACAGGCAGCGGCAGCGGCAGTGCCGACAACGCCAGCAGCAACGTATGCGGCGCGTCTTCAAGCAGCGCAAGATCAGTCTGCATCAGACCTCGCAACTGCACAGGCAGCACGCGATGCCGCTGTTGCTGCGCAGTGTCAGGTATTCACGGAAACGCGCGCATACGTCTACACCTATGCCAACATCTACAACGAGGAAGGCCCGCCAAGCGATGCTTCCGTTGTGAATGTGCAGACAATTTCGTACAACAACAACACGCTGTACAGCACGGTAACCGTGCAAGCCAACTTTGACGGCAGTGGAACCTATGTGCCGATCAATCAGGCGCGTGTTTATCACACATCAAACGGCAGTGCGACATCGGACTATTACTATGCGCTGACGATAAGCGGGTCATCTGGTCCGGTTGCGGTCAATGATCCATCGCAATCTGATACGTTAAGCACGCCGCTGGAGTATTTTGACGCATATCCACCGCCAGCAGGTTTGCAAGGATTGATTTACGTTGGCAATGGCATTCTAGCGGCTTGGAAAGGTAATGAATTGTGGTTTTCAGATGCCTATCGCCCTTGGTCTTGGCCTCCTAGCTATGTAATCGTCTTCAAATATGCCGTTGTAGGCGCGGTTGCATGCGGTACTTGCGCACTGGTGACGACATTGAGCAATCCCGTTCTTGTTTCCGGGATCAGCCCGGATGCCATGACGCAAATTACGCTCGATGTCCCGATGGCTGGTGTATCCAAGTGGTCCATCCTGAACGTGGAAGGCATGGTCTACTATGCATCGCATAGCGGCATCGTCGCTATCAATGGCGGACAGGCAGATATGCGCCTATCTGAGCGCTTTTTCACGCGCGAGACATGGCGCGCACGCTGCAATAACACGCTTTCCGACATGGAGATTGCCTATTACGATGGGCGACTCGTATTTTTCTCCAAAAGCAATGCTTTCACCGCGTTCATGATCGATCTTGATGAGGGCGACGGCTGCATGACCGATTTGCCGAATCTGGTAGCGCAAACATCGTCAGTTCTGGTGACTTCTGACCAGATGTACACCGTCAATGGCACGGCCATGAATCAATTTGCGGGCGGCAGCTACGCCACGCTGAAATGGAAAAGTGATAACCATATTTTCCCTGATCCGACTATCTTCTCGATCGCACAGGCGGAATGCATCGGCAACTTCACCATCAATTTTTATCAATATGGCGTTCTTGGCTACTCGGTGCAACTTACGACCGGGCAAACAACATTCCGCCTTCCTGCTGGACCGTGCCAAGGCTACCCAGGATTGCCGATATCAGACCGATGGCAGATTGAAATCATTGGCAGTGGAATTTTCAAGCGGCTGAAGATGGCGCAATCAGGCCGTGGATTGAAGGATGTGTAATGGCAGACGTACCAGCAATACCGCAAACAGCACTCAACGCGATCACTGACGCGAATACGCGCCAAGTATTGCGCGCAATCACGGACGGTATCGCCGTTCGCAATGGCGACGTGGGAAAAGGGGATAAGGCATTCCTCACGATGTCGATGATCAAGGGCGATACCGGCGTTGCAAAACAAATCACCGCAGCACTCGCGCCGTCGATCGCAAATATTCTTGCCACAAGCAATGCGCCGGAAATGAATGCGCTTGCCGATACGCTGCAAACCAACATCTTGCAATCTCCGGCATGGCAAGCGATGTTCACTCAGGTTGAATTGATCGCCTCGCCTGAAACTGTCCCTGGCAGCTTTGCCCATAGCCTTGCGCAAGCAGCGCAGAAAACGGGTTCAGCGATTCAGGATGCCACTACCGTAACAGTAGAGCCAAATGATGTTTCCGTCTTGGCGAACAACGGTATTTACACGAATATCGGATCGAGCATTTCCGCATACACGATGGAGCAATCCTATCGGGTCAACAAGGATAATTCGCTCGCCTCGGCAATCAACACCATTTGGGCGAGCATTGGCGGCAATACCGCATTGATTCAAGACAAGCAGCTTGCATCGGTCAATGCAACCGGCGCGACGGCAACGCAATGGACGCAGGTGCAGACGGCAATTACCGATCCTGTCACTTTGCTGCCAATCAGTTCCGCAACGATACAGCAAAACCTCACTACCACGACTGACTTCGTGACCGGCTTGAATGCAAAGTGGGGCGTGTCGATGAATCTATCGACACCGGGTAAATCGTATGTCGCAGGCGTATCGCTGAATAGCGCTGTCGGTATTGCCGGCGTCACATCTTCGTCATTCATCGTTCTTGCGGATCAATTTGCGGTTGGCTCGCCGGGTAGACCCGATATTGTTCCGTTCGCGATCGACTCGGCGACAGGGCTGGTTTCCATTCGCGGGGATCTGGTCGTCAAGAACTCGATCACTGCGTCTAGCATGGCTACTGGGACAATCACCGCGCAAAGCGGTGTGATTGCCCAGGCTGCGGTCGGTACGCTGCAAATTGCTGGAAACTCGGTCACTGTGCCCGCATCCGTAAGTGGGTACGGGGGCGGGACATTCACTGGGTCGCAAAGCTATTTCTGGACACAGATTCCTGCTGGATCGTTGACAGTTACCTATCCTGTCGGAACGAAGGTATCCATTCTGGTCACGTGGCAAGCCAGCGCACCTAGCGGTGGCGGTGATACGCGCGTTCAGATTCGGATGGATGGCGCTACGGTCTTGGATTCCGCTGACACTGCCTATGCTGGCCTCACATCCTCTCATGTTGCATCAGCCGTGGTATCAGCAAGCGCAGGAACGCACAACTTTACCTTGTGGTTCACGAATGACTGGCCTGGTGGCGGAACTTGGACACTCTGCAACTGGGCTGTGGAGATATTGGGGGTCATGCGATGACACATTTTGCAAGATACGACAATGTTGGAAACATCATTGCTATCGGCACCATGCCTGCCGAAATGATCGCGCTTCAGACCGGCAACATCATCGCTGCTCATGCCGATCGTGCAACGCAGTACGTTGCCGATGGCGTGCTTTGCAATTACACGCCAGCAGAACTCGCTTCAAAAAACAATATGCCGCGCGGGTGGACGTGGAAAATGCCGGATCGCATTGCCGTCGATGCCAGAACCGATGCGCAGCGTGCAGCAGACCGATTGAGCGAAGTGCTGGATGCGCGCCGCATTGCATACCCGGATATGACGGTGTTTGCTGATGCGATGTATTGGGCGGCGCGCGGCGATGGATCAAAGTTAGAAGTTTATTATTCGGCAATCGATGCGATCAAGGCTGCACATCCCAAGCCATAGCGCAGACTGCAAAAATACTTCAGGCGCAAAGTGAAACAATGCCTACAATCCCGCGCATTAATTGCCACGATTAAATGCAAAGGGTTGAAATGAAGAATTTTCTACAGATAGCAAATGGCTTGGATATCTTGCCGCTGGAATTCGCAATCAAGCGTCGCCCTGAATTGTGGCGCGAAGATACCTATCTGCGCGACTATCCGCAGGGTCCGTTCAGCGAAATCGAGTCGATTATGCTGCGCTTCCCTGTCAAGTCGGTATATGAAACTGAAGAGGAACTTAAGAATCTTCAGAGCCGGTATGACCCGCATGAATCCATTGATTACCCACCGTACAAGCTATTGCCAGAAGCGCGCATATTGATTATGCAATTGATGGCGCGCGTAAGTGGTGAGCGTCTTGGCCGCTGCATGATCAATAAGGTTTGTCCGGGCGGGCGTATCTTCCCGCATGCCGACACTCCTGCGCATGCGGAATACTACGATCGCTTCCATATCGTCATCGCATCCAATGACAAATCGCTGTTCAGGGCTGGCGATGAGTTGCTCAACATGCGCCCCGGCGAAGTATGGTGGTTCGACAATTCGATAGAGCACGAAGTCCGCAACGAAGGCGATAGCGATCGCATCCACCTGATTGTAGACATCCGCACATCAAAATGACAATCACCTATCAATTGGAGAAATGGAAAGACGCGCTACCAGAAATGGAGCCGATACTTTTCCAGCACTGGCGCGAGATTGCCCTTGGTCATGACAAGGTCCCGCTCGATATCGCGCGCGAGAAATATCAAGAAATGTGTGATGCAGGTCATCTTCAAGTCGTTACCGCTCGCGATGACGGCAAGATGATTGGCTATCACGTCGCTGTTATCAGCGGTCACTTGCACTATCTCAGTACCTTGCACGGTATCACTGATGTCTACTTCATTTTGCCGGAATACCGTAAAGGCAGAACCGGCATTCGACTGTTTAAAAGGGTCGAAGAAGAAATGAAGAGGATTGGTGTCCAGAAGCTATTTACAAGCGCAAAACTGCACACCGCAGATGGCAAGAGTGGCCGGTTATTTGAATACCTTGGCTTTTCAGCCACGGAAACAGTTTATACAAAATATATCGGAGATTGATATGCGTTTCGCTCTCAAGGGTGAAAGAAAGCAGAACGACTTACTGGAAGGGAATTTGCGCTATTGCGGCGTCGCCGCGATATGCGCGGCAGGGGCCGCAGTAGTCGGCGGAATAGCATCGAACAGCGCAGCAAATAAGGCGCAGGATTCAGCAAACGCCGCTATCAATGCGAACGCCTATCAAGGCCAGATCGCGACTGACCAGTGGAACACGTACAAGAATACCTATCAACCGATGGAAAACCAAATGGTTTCCACGGCGCAGAACTTCGATTCGCAAGCCAACGAAGATCAGGCCGCAGGCTCGGCGCAGGCCGATGTTTCTTCGCAGATAGGACAGGCGCAAGCAAACCTTGCTCGCACGCCTGGGCTTGATCCGTCTAGCGCTGCCGCACAAGCAGCCAACACCGATTTGCAGATCAAGGGCGCTGCAATGGGTGCTACCGCACAAACACAGGCGCGCACGAACATCAAGAACGAGGCGTGGGGCCGTCAGATGGACTCGCTCGGCTTGGGCAAGGGACTTGTTACAAATGCCTCTACTGGACTCGCAAATGCAGCAAACGGCGCGATGGCTGTTGCAAGCAATCAGCAAAGGCTTGCAAGTCAAACCGCTACCGGCATGGGCGCATTGACATCCAATCTCATTGGCGTTGCTGGCAGAGCAAATTGGGGAAGCCCATTGAGTACCGCGCCGAATCCCACCACGACAGAAAACATGTATAGCGGTGGCAATGATGGCTGGACAGACGCAGGCGGCGAAAGCCTCGGCACTTAACAAGGGAATTCGATCATGAGTATCAATTTTTTAGGCATGGGTGCTGCCTACGAAGGCGCTAACGCCGACATGGACAATCAGGTGCAGCAAGCTCGCCTCAAGGCGCAGGAAGATCGCGCGCAGCAAGATCAGGACTATCTTCAGTATCAGCGCAATATTGCACAAACGAATCGCGCTGGTCACTTGGCTGACGCCGCTGCGATCAAGGCAAAGTACGATGCGATGTATCCTGATCAGCAATCGTCTGCTCAACAGTCAGGCAGTCAGCAAAATACAGATGGCTCAAACCAATCTGATCAAAGCTCTACGCAGACGCCTCTATTCAAGGTCGGCGGGCTGAAAACGTCTGTTCCTGTCAACGTAGTAAGCCCGCAATCCGGTTCGGACGGATCAAATCAATCCGCGCAGCCAGCGCAACCGGCGCAGTCTACCAATTCCGCACCGCAGGCTTCAGCATCGGCTGGAACACCGGCACAGCCAGCGCAGGATGCGGATTCCTCCGGCACTCCGGCAATTCCTATTGCTGTTCCTGACTCGCGTGCGACAAGCGTAACGCAAACGCCGGGTGATTCATCGTCTGGCGCATCGAGTGCCAGCACGCAAGGCTCGCCAACGACCGATGCAAGCGCTACTGCCAATCCATCGACAACTGCACCGGCAGCGCAAAATCCGTCTGATCCAAGTGCGGCATCGCAAAGTGCGACTACTGGAACGCTTTCCAGTGCAGCGCAGGCATCAACCGGACAACCTGCAGCGCCAAGCCAGCAGAGTGCGCCAAATCAGCCGGTAATCACTCAACCTACCGGACTTCCCCAGTCGCGCAACTTCAATACAACGCTCGATCAGCAGCTTGAATTGTTGAATCGCGATGTGGCTGCTGGACGTATCTCTTCGCAGGATTACGTCGCTGGCGCGAAGAACATCAATATGATGCGGCAAGAGGGTGTGCATGAAGCGATCGACCTGATGGCGCAAGGCCAGTATCAGGAAGCTATCGATCGCTTCAATAGTGTAGGCACCTATCGTGATGCGAGATTAATCAAGGCGCAGGATGGAACAACCCTCATCAATGGCGTTGAGCAGCCTACAAAATTGGTGACTCTTGCGGGTAGAGATGGCCCGATGACCATCGATACGACGCAAGCACAGTATCAAATGCTCGCTGCAGATCAGCGTATGGCTCTGGCTGACAAGGCGGCGAATACCCGAATGATGGACCAGCATTACCAGCGTGATGATGCTGTCCACATGAAGCAGGCTGACACGATGGAAGGTTATCGAATTGGTCAAGAAGAGAATTTCCGCCAACAGCGACTTCTTGAAGAAATGAAGATCAGGGCGATGGGTAATCAGCAAGCGCCAATTTGGAACGAAAAGGACGACAACTATCTGCAAAAGATTTACACGCAGCCTGATCCTACGACTGGCGCTCAAACGCTTGATCCTACCGGCGCATCCTTTGCCCGGAAAGTGGCACAGGCGCAAGCGCGCGGCAATGGTGGCGACACCATGAGCGGTATCGATTATGCATATCAGACTGACTTGCAACTGAAAAAAGCCGCAGGCGGTGACCCGGATAAACTGGCTCAGTTGCGTGCCGGATATCTTACAAGCATTGCTCCAAAGGTTGCGCCAGCCAGTCCCTCCGGTAATGCTCCATCCGCGCCATCGACCAATAGCGGATCGCAACCGATCACGCTATCTGGCGATGATCCAGATGCCCCTGGCGGCGATACTCAAGGCATAAAGGGTGCATATAGCCGCGACCAAATTGCGCAAATCGCAGCGGCGAACAATGAGCCGGGATTGCTTGCTCAATATGATCGTCAAGTCGCATCTGATAAGCGTGCAGCAGCAGGAAATCAACAAGGTTCCAGTCAAGCGCAGGCGGCAGCGCCTACGTCGCTTCTTACGACGCGCGGCGGTTTAAATATTGCCGAGGAAAACAAGAAAATCGCCTTGATGAATCAGTTGAGTGGTGCCGATCGGTCACGGCGCGCAAGCGTCATTCAGGCCGCTACTTACAATGTAAATAAAGACCTGCCTGCACAACTTGCGACTATCAAGCCTGGAGCATCACGCGCGGATAGGCAGAATTTCTCGAATTGGTATGACAACAATTCCGGGTATATGACCCGTGCGCAGATTATACAAATCAGGAATGCACGCCTAGCAGCTGGCTGGTAACGCGCTAACGCACTGAAAATAACAAGGAATTCACGAATATGGCATCAGACAAGCCGCTACCCGCATACGAGCAACCGAATAGCGATCCAGCACCGGACTGGTCGGCAGGCGACGCATACCTCGAATCGATCAAGCCGCCACCGCCACCACCGCCGCAAGCTGGCGTCATGCGCACACTGGGTGACGTGGGTATTAAGGCGGCGCAAGGTGTTGTTGACTATGGCAAGAGTTGGGTCGGTCGCGCTGATCTGGTATCGGGCGGGCTGGCTGGCGATGCATTGCGCTCAGTAGGATATGACCCTGAAGCCACAAACCAGTTTCTTGGCGACTATTTAAGTGATAGCCAAAAGGCGTCAGATCAAAAGGTTGCGAGCGCAGATGGCTTTGTCAACAAGATCATCGCCAGCGTGCAGAATCCGCGCGCGCTGATGGGTGGCCTTGTAGAATCCCTGCCAGATATCGGTGAAACGTATGCGGTTGGTGGACTGACGGCTGCGCGCATCGGCTTGAAGGCCGCACTTGCGAGCGATGAAGGCATGGCTGCAGCAAAGAGCGTTCTTGCAGCGGGTGGAACGGAACAGGCAGCAGCGCAAGCGGCAATTCAGGCTGATGCAGCAGCAGCGAAAGCGGCGTCAGCGGCAGCAGGCGTTCCGGTCAAGAGCGCAGCAGAAGCGGCGATCAACAACGCCAGCAACACATTGCATGCTGCTGGTGCTGCCTCAATGGGATCGATCAGTGCCGGTAATATCGCCGAGACTGCAGCAGAAAATGGCCGCGACTACAGCGACTATGCACTTCCGTCGATCGCTGCAGGCTTGGGAACCGGCTTGCTGACCTATGGTACCGGCAAGCTGATGGGTGATTCCAAGCTGCAAATGGCTACTGGCGCGGATTCTGTTGGTGTAGCTGGCAACAAGCTCACGCAAATGGGTAAGGAAGCACTGCATCAAGGTGTATTGCAGGGCATGCCACAAGCTGCACAAGAGCAGTATTTCACCAATATCGCCAACGGTGAATCAGACCCGATGAAGGGTGTGGAAAACGCTGCAGCAGACGCCCTCGTTTCCGGCGTGGCAATGGGCGCGGGTACTGGTGCGCTCGCACATGGACAACATGCGTCCGGTCAGATTGAGCCGCAATTAGTGCCTGAGACTGGCACACTCACGCGCGCTGCAAATGCGGGTCAGGCCGCGACTGCGGCTATGGCAAATGCGAATGCTGACTTGAGCAAGCCGCTTGACTACACGCCAACAGCAAAGCCGATTGATCCATCAACGGTAAAACAACCTCTGGCGCTGGTTGATCCGAATGCTCCAGATAATCAGCCTCACCCCAACGCGATTGACTATACCGCGCCGGAAAAGGTGCAGAACACGGCTGGCCTAGAAAATCTGCAAAAGTTCTCTTCGATGGGACAACCGTTTGGCCTGCAATTCTTGCAAGATGCTATCCCGCGCTGGAATATGTCAGGTGAAAAGCAGTTGACAATAATTCCGCATGCTGATGGCGGATACACCGCTGCGCCGACTCGCTTCCTATCGCAATCTATCCTGAATGCGGTTCAACACTTGCAGATGCCAGCAGAGCCTGGATCGATCGACTCTGTATTGCCACCTATTTCGCACCAAGCATTGCAGGACATGGCAACCACACGTGCCATGTTCGCACCTACCGGCTTTGGCGAGCATGCGCAGATGGAAGGCATGCTGAAAGAGGATCGCGATCGCAATGCAGCAGCGCAGGCGCAGCAATCGCGCATTGAAGCGCTGCAACAACAGCAGGCCGCTCGCTTGGCAGCGCAGCAGCAGGACGAAGCAATTAAGGAAGCAGATGCGCGCAACGCAGCAGCATATCAAGCGCAGGCAAGCGCCAACCGCGCCGCTCTGCGCGAGCAAGTGCTGGACAATGATGCGATTCCACCGGAACACAAGAAAGCCGCCTATGCTGCCGCATTGAAGCGTGACGGCTATATCAATCCGCGCTTGACTGATGAGGATCACGAATATATCGATGATGCCATCAAGCAGGAGCCGAGTTCGCCTAATGAACTGGTGAATGCGGTACCGGAAAAGATCGACACGCAAGCAGCACGCCAAGCCAAGGCTAATACCGATGCCGTTGACAAGGCGATCGCGCAAGGCATGCGCCTGAAGACGCCGAGCGGCAACGTTTTGCACAAGCCGGGTTCAAGCAAGATTTTCAAGCTCAACGACCGGCAGAAGTCATATTACCAACAAGCTATTAAGGCACATGATGTCAATGGAAATGTACCCTCCGGTAATTTGGAACCCGGAATTGCAGAACAAAATGGTCAAATTGGAGTTGACCACGCAGGAAGAGTTGAAGAACAGAAGGTTACAGCCGAAAACGCTCACGCCGCAACGGTTGATGGACTTGCACGACCTGGCAATTCTGGTGCAAATGCGGATCAAGAAGCGCACGCCGCGCCATTAACCGCGCTCGATCGCGCTGCACACGAAGCGGCAACATCGCCGCTCAACGATCGTGCCGAGCCAACTGACGCACAAAAGGAAGCAGGAAACTATGCCAAGGGCCATGTACGCTTCAATGGTCTGGATATCTCGATCGAGAATCCGGTAGGCTCTACCCGTTCTGGTGTCGCGCGCGATGGTACGCCGTGGGAAACCACGATGAAGCAGCACTATGGCTACATCAAGGGCACTATCGGTATGGACAAGGACCATATCGATACCTTCATCGGCAAGAATGAAGATAGCAAGAAGGTATTTGTTGTCGATCAGATCAAGCCAGATACCGGCAAGCCCGATGAGCATAAGGTTATGCTTGGCTTCGACACGATGCAGCAGGCGCGTGATGCCTATCAGTCAAACTATGACGCCAACTGGAAGGGCGGCAAGCACATTACCGAAATGTCGATGGACCAGTTCAAGGACTGGCTCAACAGCGGCAAGACTGATCGCCCTATCGCCAAGAATGCGCCGGAAGGCTCCATCGTTTCGGATGTCAATCTAGCGGTTAAGGTTCCGCCCGGATTGGAGCGCGCACGCCAACTGAAAGCAGAGCGCGACGCGGAAAAGAAGCGTATAGCGGAACATGATAAGGGCATGGAGCAACTAGCTGCAAAATGGGCCGAGCAAGACAAAGCAGCAGCAAGTGACACTGAAGCAGCAAAGCAGGAAGAGCAAGCAAAGACGCCTGAAGATATCGCATTTGACAACGAAATGTCCGATGCGCTCGCGCACCTGGGCGATGTGCTTGGTGACGTGTTCGGCGCGAAGCTGAACATGACAGGTCAGCAGCATACCGCTGGTGACCTTCTTCCGGCATTGTCGAAGGTTATAGAACTACTGGTACGCAAGGGTGCGCGATCGCTTGCGCAGGCTGTATCGCAGGCATCCAAACTGATGCGTGCGAATCCTAACATTGCGCCGCACGTCGATAAGATCAGCCCGCGCCAATGGAAAGCCGCATACAACGCGATCGCCGAGTTTCACCCTGGCACGGATAGCGAATTCGATGTGGCGAACACGCATCCTGACGACGTGACCGCTTATGCAACGCCACAAAAGGTAGACACGCCGGAAGCCAAGCAAAAGCCAGTATCGACAGCGCCAGAACATGCGCAAAACACCGGCACGCCGTTGAATCGCGATGTGAAATACGACAAGACTGCGGATCAGGCGAACAAGACTAGCCAAGCCGACATTGATGAAAGCATTGTCCCTCTGACGATGGACAAGAACGACTTCAAGGAAATCACGGACGAGTGGGCTAACCTCTTTGCCGACCCTGACAAGCGGACCATTACCGGCCAGCGTGTCAAGGATCAGCCCGTGATGTCGGTCGAAGCCGCAAAGAAGGTAGTCGAAGGCTGGAAAGAGCATGCCAAAGATCAGGGCGAGCAGATTCGTTCTGAGAACTCGCAAAAGACTGTGCTGTCTTTGTTCGATCTGTCCGGCGAATGGTCGAAGCCTTGGAAAGAGGCGGGCTATAACGTCATCACGATGGATATCCAGACCGGACAGGATGTGCATGATTTTTCGGTGGAATACTTCACTGAGAATTACGACATTTCTGACGTGTACGCGATCCTTGCAGCGACGCCATGCACTGACTTTGCGTCGAGTGGTAGCCGACACTTTGCCGCGAAGGATGCTGACGGTCGCACGGAAGCATCCAAGCAGTTGGTATTCCAGACCATGCGCACGATCGAGTATTTCCGGCCTGCTGTCTGGTGTCTGGAAAATCCTGTCGGCCGAATCGAAGATTTGACCGGCTTGCCCAAGGCACGCATGTCGTTCGACCCGAATCATTTTGGTGAGCCGTACACCAAAAAGACGATGCTATGGGGGAATTTCAACGCTGATTTGCCTACCGCGCACGTTGAGCCGACAGAAGGTAGCAAGATGTGGGCGAAGTATGGCGGCAAGAGCCAAGCGACGAAGAATGCGCGGAGTGTGACGCCGGAAGGATTCGCCTATGCGTTCTTCATGGCGAACAACTACATCGATATGCCGAAAGAGCAAAAGCTGACCGCGCAATACCCGGAAGCATCGGGTGCAGTCAAACAGGCTTTGAAGGCTGGCGTATCCGAGCAACGCATTCACGATCTGATTGGCGATCACTACGGCAACTACGACTACGCCGACGCCCGCAACGCTCTGACCCAGGAAGTAGCCGACATCAAATCAGGCAAGGCGAAACCTAGCGCCAGCGCCGATCAAGCCGCAGCGTTAGCGGACGAACCAAAGCTAAATGCAAGGGAATTAAACCGCCTATCCGTCAAACAGATGACGGACGCTCAACTCTTGCAGGCGAAGGACGTATTGCCGAAGCGCGCAGGCCCAATTGCGAAAGAAATGAAGCTGCGCGCCTTGGATGACCCAAGGCAAGCGGCTGGAAAAAGCCAGGTCATACAGGATTCCAAAGACGACAAACGTGATACACCGCCGACCCTGGTGGAAATTAAGGCCGAGCAGGAAGGCCGGGAGCCGCTCGACCCCAACACGATCGCCTCACGCTATGCGCAACTGCTGGCCGAAGGCCGTGAAGGTGTCAGCCCGAAACCAACTGATTTTCATCGCCAATTTGCCGATGATTTGATCAATAAGGATGCCTATCACCTGCAGTGGATCACCAACGGCCTTAACGACAAGTCTAAGAAAGTCTTCGCAGAATTCACTGGCGAAAAACTTCCAAAGGCACAGGGCGCTGCATGGGAGAAACTCAAAGAATGGGCAGGCGTAACGCTGGAACAAGACAAGGCACACGAAGAAGCAAGGGCAGCGGCATTAAAGGCCAAGCAAGCCGCAGAAGACGCAGCGGATGCGGAAAAAGCGGCCAGCAATCGGAAATCCCGCGCCAGTAACGAGGACAACACAATCATTTCCGGGAAAGATGTGATCGACCGACAAATATCCGAGGGATACATGTCGATCGTGAATATCTCAAAGGGGGCAGTGCCGAAATATGCGTTAGTCAATCATGAGTTGGGACGCTATTACCCTCTGGATAAAGTTGGACGTAAATATGCGGAGGTCGCGCTTTACCGCTTGGGCAAGTCTGCGGAAACGAAGGATGGCAACGTCAATAACCTGCAAACCATCGATCAGACCAAGGCAGAGCAGATCGAACACGAACGCGAGTTAGCTGCGGCTAAAGCGAATGGGCAAATCGTCGCCAGCGTTGCAGATGTCGCACACCTTTTCGGCAAGAACGACGCTACAGAGCCAGTCTTAGCGAGACTGCCGGTCAAATCTCTTTCCGACATCCGGGTGAATGTAGATATTCCCGACGCGGATAAAGGCAAGCCGTCGCAAAAGAGCATTCCTGCCGATGTCGCAATGCGTGATGTCTCTTTTCGTGTCAAGGCGCTGGAAGATTTTATCGCCTGTATGACAGGTTAGGCATGACCATCAAATAGAGCAGTAAAAATATCCTGCAAATCGATGCAGGAAATTCTGAAACAAACCCTACAATCCCGCGTCAATTTAACTGGCGCGGTTTTTTTTCGCCTTCGTCTCAATTTTCCAAGAAAGTAACGCACATGGCATCTCCTTCCTTTTGCTTGGCATCTTACCCAAAGTCCGAAATGGCCGTGCTCAAAGAACGAGTTGCCGAAGTGATGGATACGGATGACGTCACCAAAGCCGAAGCATACGTGACGGCAGCGCATTTGATGCTCAACGAAGCGAACCACGAACGAGCGGGCATTGTCGCGCAGATCAATGCTATCGCGGCGAATGATGGACACACCGTAGATTGGGGTGAATTTGCGCCGGATGCTACTAATTTTGTAAACGAACGCAATTCGGATACACTCGCACGCGGAAAAATAAATGATGAAGGCGGCAACGATGGACAGAACAACACTCGCGAAGATGGCACGCGACCACTGGGCGCAGTGGCTACCGGAGAAAACAGCCGAACTGCAACGGGCCGGGGAATTCAACGAAGCGACTCAGACGGCAGCAAGGAAAGCGTTCGACGAGATATCGGACTTGATGCAACAGGGATATCCGGCGCACGCGGCGGAGGAAGTGGCATTGAAGCATTTCATTCTCCTGCAACCGGAGGAACCAGACCCCGACGATTGGGAAGAGATCGAACGGGCGGAAGCGGAAGTGCGGTATCAGAAAATGATGTTCGATCCGAACGACCCGGACAACGAGATCGAGCCGACCTAACACCCCGGCCAACGCAGAACAATGCGCCATCCATCCCGGCGCAGAATTTCCGCATTACCAATGATGTCCGACTCGGTAAAGGCGGCGAAGTCGAGAAGTTCAACGACAACCTGCTGGCAATCCGCACGCTCAAAGCGATTGAGTCGGAAAATCGTCGCGCAACACCCACCGAACAAGCGATTCTTGCACGCTATGTCGGTTGGGGCGGTTTGGCAAATGCCTTCCCCGACCCCCTGACTGGGGAATACAAGGACGCCTGGAAGAAGCGTGGCCCGGAACTGGCAGCGCTGCTCTCTCACAAAGAACTTGCGCTTGCGTCGCGTTCAACACTGGATTCGCACTACACGTCGCAAACCGTTGTCAACGCAATGTGGGATGCCGCGCGTCAACTAGGTTTCAAGGGCGGCTTAACGCTTGAGTCGTCAATGGGGACCGGCAATTTCCTTGGCTTGATTCCTGACGACTTGGCGCACAACACCAAGTTTGTAGGGGTCGAATACGACAGCCTGACATCGCGTATCGCGCAAGCCCTGTATCCGCACGAAACTGTATTGAATAGTGGCTTCCAGAATGTGCCTCTGACCGATGGCGCGTTCGATCTTTCCATTGGTAATCCACCGTTCGGCAATCAATCGCTGCGCTTTCAATTCAAGCCGGAACTGAACCGCCTTTCGATTCACAATCAATTCACCTTAGCATCGCTCGATGCCGTCAAGCCGGACGGCTTGCAAGTCGAGGTCGTGTCTCGCTACCTGCTCGATGCGGCAGACGCAACTGCGCGCAAAATGTTGGCGTCGAAAGCCAAGTTGCTGGCCGCGATCCGCCTGCCGGATACCGCGTTCCGCGAAAATGCGCGCACCCAAGTCGTAACCGATATCCTGTTTTTGCAGCGATTGAACGAGGTCGAACAAGGCAACATGGAAGCTGCCTTTGCCGCTGCGCGCAGAAAGCCGGAACGCAATCAGGAAGCGGAACAGCAGCGGCAAACATTGGCCGCGCAGGTTCCGGCATGGGTGAACGTAACAAAGGTTCCCGATCCTCTCGGCGGCGAGCCGATGCAAGTCAATAACTACTTCCAGCAGAACCCACACATGATTATGGGGACGCTGGAGCGTTCCGGTTCTATGCAGCACGGCAAAGACATTACGGTGCGACTGGAAAACGGCGGCACCCTTGCAGAAATGCTCAAGGCTGCTGTCGCGAGCCTACCTGAGAACGTGATGGCGCAGCAGCAAAGTGCCATTGATGCATCGATTGCACGGCACAAAGCGATGAGCGATTCCCTGCACATCGCCCTGGAAGGCAATGAACAAGGTTCGATCGTTTTTCACAACGATGGCAGCTTGCAGCAGGTTATCGAGCGCGAAACGCCTGAAGGCGATTACGAACTTACCAAGCGCACCTTATCGGCGGCATCGCCGTGGGCACCAGACCTGTATATGAATGCGCAGGGCCAGTGGTATCGAATTGAGCCGGTGCTAGATACACAGGGCAAGAACGTCAAGGTCATGAAAGGCGACGTTGCCACCAATCGCAATTTGTACGAGCGCAAGGTATTTACGAAAGAAGCCGATATACCGGCGGGCGCACTGTTGGGACAAGCGCGATTTAGCCGCCTGAAGGAACTCGTCGGCGTTCGCGATTTGCTCAAACAGCAATTGACGCTTGAAGCCGAAGACGCTCCTGCAAAGACCATCGAAACAAACCGCAGGGCATTGAATTCGGCCTACAAGAAGTTTGTAGATGGTAATGGCTTTGTCAGCGAACCATCCAACTCGGCGCTTGTGCAAAACATGCCGGATGGTGCATTGGTTCAAGCGCTGGAGCATGGATACCGGCCTGCTGTCAGCAAGGCAAAAGCGGAAAAAATTGGGGAAAAGGCACGCGATGCGTCAGCAAAGCCTGCCCCGATTCTTTCCGAGCGCGTCATCAGGAAGTACGAGCCGCCGAAAAATGCGGATTCGCAAGCTGATGCGCTGTCCATTTCATTGGCTGAATCTGGCCGCGTGGATATGGATCGCATCGCGTCCCTGCTTGGACTGCCGAAGGAATCCGTTTCAAGTGAAATGCTCAACGCAGAAAAGCCGTTGATTTTCACTGACCCGGAAACTGGCGATATTGTCAGCCGTAACGAATACCTTTCCGGTCAAGTGGTACGGAAACTGGAAGCTGCGCGAAACGCCGTATTACCGCAGAACGTCAAGGCTTTGACGGAAGTGCAGCCTGAACCATGGGGCGCGGAGAACGTGACGCCGATCCTGGGCGCGGCATGGATACCGGCAAAGACCTATAAAGACTTCATTGATCACATTTCAGGTGGCAATTCGCGCGTGCGTTTTTCGCCGCTGACTAATAGCTATTCAATCGAAAACAGCGCCCATATCCGTGCAAATGAGAATGAATGGGGAACGTCGCGCATGTCATCGACTGCGTTGATCAATGATTTGCTCAATAGCCGCGCAACGAAAGTGGTTGATTACGACAGGAAAGGGACGCCGCACATCAATCAAGAGGAAACCGCGCTTGCGGTTTTGAAGGCAAAGGCAATCAGCAGCGAATTCAACGATTGGGTATTCAAGGATTCCGATCGCCGCAACGAGCTAGTGTCGATGTTCAACCAGAAATTTAATACAGTCGTCAATCGCCAGCATGATGGCTCGCATTTGATCTTGCCGGGCAAAGTGCCTGATGCAGTCATTGCAATGCGCCGACACCAAAAGAATGCGATCTGGCGAGGAATTGCCGAACGATTCATGATGCTCGACCATGCGGTTGGCGCAGGCAAGACGTTCACGATGATCGCACGCGCGATGGAACGTCGGCGGATGGGGCTATCAAAGAAAACGATGATCGTTGTTCCCAATCACATGGTTGGGCAGTTTACATCGGATGCGTATCGGCTTTATCCTGGGGCAAAGGTGCTTGCTGCTGGCAAGGCCGACTTTGAACGCTCCAAGCGCCGCAAACTATTCGCCAAAATTGCGACCGGCGATCACGATATTGTGATCGTCCCGCATAGTTCGTTCTTCTTTATTCCTATTGCCAAGGAAACCGAGCAGCGTTACCTAGAAGGTGAATTAAAAGCCGCTGAAGAGGCGATTCAAGATGCAGAGGACGCCGCAAAGGAAAGTGGAAACGATACGGGATACCGCAAGCCGTTTGGGGTAAAGGAAGCGGAACGCCTGCGCGACAAGATCACAGCGCGTATGGAGATGCTCAAGGGCGACGGTACAAAGGACAACCTGTTGACGTTTGAACAGATGGGCATCGATGACCTGTCCGTGGACGAGGCGCACGAGTTCAAAAACTTATTCTATAGCTCGCGGCTGACCGGCGTGAAGGGGATGGGTAATAAAGCCGGTTCGCAGAAGGCATTCGACCTGTACAACAAAATCCGTGTGCTGCGCGAGTCCCCGACAGGCACGGTTACGTTCGCTACTGGCACGCCAATCTCGAATAGTGCGGTGGAAATGTACACCATGATGCGCTACCTAGCCGCCGACAAGTTGAGCGAACTTGGTTTGGATCACTTCGACGCGTGGCGCTCACAATTTGTCTCCACGGATGCGGGATGGGAGCCGAACGAAACCGGACGCCTGAAGGAAGTCAACCGATTGGGCCGCACATGGTCGAACATGCGTTCGCTCATGGATTTGTATAACGGCTTTACGGATTCTGTCAGTAACGAGGACATCAAAAAGGCATATGCCGAAGACAATAATGGAGAGCAGTTTCCTATTCCGAAGATAGCTGGCGGTGGCCGCGAATCCGTCGTTGTTCAGCCCACCGAAGCACAGAGTGCTTTCCTGCACAACATCATTGCCGGATTCGACGGCCTTCCGAAGATCGATGACCCGTATGAGCGCAATATTGCGCGCCTGAAGCTGATGGATCGCGCGCGCAAAGTATCGCTGGACGTGCGCGCCGTTGATCCAGGCAGTCCGAGTGATGAAAAAGGCGGGAAGCTGGATGTCGTTGCCGATGAAATTCACGAACTCTATAAGCAATGGGATTCCGATCGCGGCACGCAATTGGTTTTCTTGGATCGCTCGGTTCCGAAAGCGAGAGAAGATACCGTAGCCTTGAAAAACTACGACGCCTTGCTCCAGCAGCAGAGCAAAGCGCTGGCAAACAATGACGATGAGGCATTGCGCCGTGTCGGTGAAAGCCTGGAACAGTACGACCCGAATGCGATGGAGGAAATGCGCCTCGCGCAAAATGGCGGATGGAACGCGTACCAGCAAATCAAAGACAACTTGATCAAGCGCGGTATTCCGGCAAATGAAATCCGCTTTGTTCAAGAGGCCAATAACGACGCACAAAAGCAAGCATTGTTCGATTCCGTGAATGACGGCACTACGCGTGTGTTACTTGGCTCGACGCCGCGTATGGGTGCTGGCACCAATGTTCAGCAACGGCTCGTTGGATTGCACCACGTCGATGTGACATGGAAACCGTCAGACATTGAGCAACGGGAAGGCCGGATCGAGCGACAGGGTAACAGCTTGCTCGAAAAGTATGGCATGGATAAATTCGAGGCGGCAATCAAAGCCTATGCGACCGAGCGAACGATAGACGCGAAAATGTGGTCGTTAAATGCTTCTAAGTTAAAGATGATCAACGGTATTCGTCACTACAACGGACAATTCTCAATGGATTTTGAAGATGATTCATCCGTCAGTATGGCGGAACTGGCTGCACTCGCATCCGGTGATCCGTTGCTGCTTGAGCGTGTCAAGTTGATGTCGGAAATTGACGCTCTTGAACTGCTGAAGCGTCAGCATGCACGTAAGGAATGGGGAATTATTACGCAGATTGAAGACGCACAGCGCGATATCAAAAACATGCCGTCCGTTATAGCGAAGCAGCGAGCAGACCTCGACATGTTGCAACGTTCTTTCACTGACCAGTCAGACAAGGTGGCCGAGCGCAAGATTGAAGTCGAAGGAAAGGCTTATTACACCCCTGAAGAGGCAAAGAAAGCAGCGTATGCGGCGCAAAAGGAGCAACAGGAAGGTGATGACGACGCCAAGTTTTCGATCGCCATCAATGGCAAGCGCAAGGCATCGCAAACGAGCTACATGGAAGAGGTATCACATGTCTTCGGAGATGCGGCCGACTTTGAAATGACGATGGATGGCGACAAGTACATCGGCAGGACGGATGCTGCGCGTTATATTGCGGAGCAGGCCGCGAAAAAAACGGTCGGTATGACGAAAGACAAGGAAGTCACTGAACAGCTTGGTAGCTATCTGGGATTGCCTTTGGAAGCAACCTATAGCAAGAACTGGGCTGACTACAATATTACGACGCTTGCAGTGTTGCGACCGGATGGCTCTACGTTGGCATCTGGACAGACAAATCCGTTGGAAGCATATTCGACGAGCGGCATGCGCATGGCGATATCGACGCTTGACAACGACCTTGATGTGACTCTGCGTAAGGGTAAAGTAGCCGATGCGGAACAGCGATTGAAGATGGCTAAAGCGAGCTTGCCAGACTTGGAAGCACGAAAGGGCGGCGAATTTGCGAAGCAAGACGAACTCGACACGAAGAATGCGCGCCTGGAGCAAGTAATCCAAGAATTGTCTCAGGATAAGGCCGCGCAAGCCAAAGAAGGCGACCCGTTGCAAAATGATGTTCCGTTGCCTGATGCAACTGATGCGCAACAAGCTGCTGCGCTCAATGAGGGAGTCAATGCCAGCGGCAACGCGTCGGTATTGTATTCGCGTCAAAGCGCGGACGCAGACGCCGGGACGTATCGCGTAGGTGCAGCGATCAGTAGGTCTGACGCGGATAAAATTGTTGGCGGTGTGGTCAGCAGCTTTAAAAATGGACTTGCTGGTACAAGTATCCGCGTTGTGGACAGCTTCCACGATCTGCCAACGGTCATTAAGGATGCTGCGATCCGTGACAATGCCGAAAATGCCATCGATGGGGTACATGCCGACAACACAATTTATCTGGTACGCGACAAACACAGCACGGCGCAGCAGTTTGAACAGACTTTGCTACACGAATTGTATGGGCATCAGGGCTTCAACAAGCTATTTGGCCCGTACCTTGATCAGCGGGTGAATGACCTTTTCCATGCGATTGGCGGGATGAAGGGCTTGAACGATATCGCTAATCGGCACAACATTGACCTGAGCGAGTATCACGCAGCTTTGGCAAATGAAGACGGAGATGCTAGTGAGCAGCACATCAGTACGATGATGAGCGAGTTGCTCGCGCATATCGCGGAAGATCGACCAACCCTGCGCATGAAGATTCATGCATTCATCGGTATGCTGCGAAGCTGGTTGCGCGCGCATGGCTTTATGAAACTGTCATATGGCACGGACGCCGATCTTTACCACTTGCTGAAGCAGAGTCGCGATGCACTTGGTCAGCGTACATCGCCGTTCGACGGCGGGCTTTCACACGCGCGGAGTCAATACAAGCGATCGTTAGGCGACGCTTTAGCACAGGCCGGAAATAGTATCAAAGAGGTACGCTTGCCTGCTGATTATGTCGTTGGTGACTTATTCAACGGAGCAGGCAAGCTGAACTGGTGGCATAAAACCATCGGTACACAATACAACCTCGCCACGCGCAGCCCATTGTTCAAGGCGGTCTATGATCGCGTGCAGAATTTCATTGGCGATGTTTCGTCATACGCCAACGAAGCGGCAGACCTCGCGCCAACGATCATTCCGAAGCTGGAACAAATGTCCGACATCTGGAAGAAGTCGCCATTGTCGCCAGTCGATACCAAAGCAATTGCCGCTCCGATCTTTGAAGGCACGTTGACCTGGGCGCGCGGCATTGATGGCAAGCCGTTGAAGCTGGCCGACGTGGAAGCAGCAGCAAAAACCTTGTCAGTCGATCAGAAAGCGCAAGTCCTGTTGCGCAAGGGGACAATTGACGATGATCAAAACAAGCGTTGGCTCGCGCTGCCAAAGGACGATTATGACAGCGAGATCAATGACCGTTTTGAGCAATCGGAGCTGCAAGGAGGTATCGTCTGGAAGCCGGAAGAACTGCGCTCGATCTTCGGCTTGAACGACAAGCAAATCGGCCTGTATCAAGAGTTCCGCGCGGCGACAGATCGCAGCATCAGGAATCTTGCAATCAGCGACATGGTGAAGTTTGGCGGTCAAGACGCCAAGGGACTGTTCGATGCGGCAATGGCTACCGGAAGCGTTGAGAAGGCGGGTGAGATGTTGCGCGATCACTTCATGGAACTGGCAAAAACCGAGCCAGATCGCACGAACTCGCACTTGGATACGGCAAGCCAGATGATTGGCAAGGCAGACAAGGCGCAAAACTTGATGGATCGCGGCTATGCGCCACTGTCCCGTTATGGAGATTACACCGTCTACGTGTCGCAAGGCGGCGAAGAAAAATACTTCGGGATGTTTGAAGACAAAGCGGAAGCAGCGAAGATGGCGCGACAAATGCGTGCCAACTACCCGGATGCGACGATCACGCACGGCACGATGTCGAAAGAGTCGTATAAGCTGTTCCAAGGCGTGTCGCCGGAAACTGTTGAGTTGTTTGGCGCAATGCTTGGCCTGGACAACAACGATGCTGCGGGCAATGAAGCCTATCAAGCGTATTTGAAGCTGGCAAAGAATAATCGCAGTGCCATGAAACGCCTTATCCAGCGGAAGGGTATCGCTGGTTTTAGCGAGGATTCAGGGCGGGTGCTGGCTGGCTTTCTGTATTCCAATTCCAAGCTGACAGCCATGAATGCCCATATGGGCGAATTGAACAGCGCGATTGAGGCGATCCCAAAACATCAGGGCGAATTAAAGGATGCCGCCGTCAAGTTGGCGGAACACATCAAGAATCCGCAGGGCGGTGGCTCTGCCCTTGGTGGTTTGATGTTCGCGCAATACCTGGGCGGTTCTGTCGCGTCGGCAATGGTCAACTTGACACAGCCTTTCACGATGGCCTTCCCCTACTTGAGTCAATACGGCGGGGTAGGAAAATCGGCGGCGCGCATGCTCGACGCGGTGCGCTTGGCTGGCAAGAAAACAACCGGCGACGCCAAGCTGGATGCCGCAATGAAATGGGCGACTGATGAGGGCATCGTATCGCCGCAGGAAATTCACCAGTTGAAAGCACAGGCCAATGGCAAGGGCGTGCTGCAATCAGGCGACGGCACAAAATTTGGTGATACCAGGGCCGCGATCGGCAATACGATGTCGAAAATATCGCTCGGTTGGGGCAAGCTGTTCTCGATGGCAGAGTTGACGAATCGCCGTGTAACCTTCATTGCTGCGTATAAGACAGCGATCGAGGAGGGCATTGCGAATCCTGAAAAGTTCGCGGCGGATGCGGTAGCTGCCACGCAAGGTGTGTATAACGCGGGGAATAAGCCTACATGGGGTCGTACCACGATCGGCGGCTTGGCGATGACGTTTAAGCAGTTCAGCATCAGTAACTTGGAATTGCTGTCTCGCATGGCGACAGCGGGTGAACCGGGATCGCCGGAACGCGCTGCTGGCCGAAAAGGTGCGATGACGATGGCGGCGGTCTTGATGCTGCTCGGTGGCGTGAACGGTTTGCCGTTTGAACAGGACGCGGAAGATGTGATCGACGGTATCTTGCAGCGCATGGGCTATAACTTCAGCAGCAAGCGCGAAAAGCAGGAATTCTTGATCAATGCATTGGGTCAGGATGGCTCCGATGTCGCCCTGCATGGCTTATCTGGACTGCCAGGTGTGCCTATTGACGTGGCCGGTCGCTTTGGCCTCGGCAAACTGGTTCCCGGCACTGGCTTTCTGGTCAAGAAGGATTCGCATGCAAGCGATGTCGCCGATGTGTTTGGCCCGGTTGCAGACCTTGCCAAGCGCGCGTTTGATTCCGGCAACAAGTTGGCCGATGGCAGGGTATTGGATGCAGCGAGCGACTTGTTACCGGCATCGTTGCGCAACATCCAGAAGGGGGCCGATATGCTCAATACTGGAATCTATCGCGACGATCGAGGCTACAAGGTCAATGATGTTTCACCAACTGAGGCCGTGATGAAGATGATCGGCTTCCAGCCGAACAGTACCGATCGCGTCAAGGATGCCGACGAACAGGCCCGCGATGTCGTCGGGCAGACCAAGATGGCATCGAAAGAGATTCAGGAACAATGGGCGCAAGGCTTGGCATCCGGCGACAAGGAAATGGTCAACGATGCGCGGAAAGTGCGCGACGACTGGAATGCGAAGAATCCGGACACGCCGATCATCATCAGCATGCCTGCCGTGGTAAAGCGCGTGCAGGAAATGCGGATGTCGGCATTGGATCGCACGCAAAAGACCGCACCGAAGGCGCTGAAATCGTCAGTCCATCGCGAACTATCTGAGGTATAAACATGGCAGATCAAGTAATCGGCACTCCGGGAGGCGTGTCGGGAAATATCAACACGACCGACCTGGGCAATATGTCGCATGCAGACTTGTACCGAATGCGCGACCAAGCGGACGGCAATCAGAATGCGCAAAATACACTGGCGCCAGCGGAGCATCAAGCGTTTGCGCGCGAATGGACGGAAAGTAACCCCGTCCTTGCGCCGATTTCGCTTGCGCTAGCAATACCGGCATATACCGCTGCGAAAGCGTTGGGGTTAACTGGTACAGACGGTATGACCTCGAAGCCATCGCTGGACGAAATGATGGCAGGCTACAAGGGAATTGGGCAGGGATTAAAAAACGTATGGTCGAGGACGATTAACTAGAACCCATTCCACAAATACCTACGCAGCAAAATCATGGCACAAGCAAGTTGAACAAAGCCGGTGAAATGGTGATGATTGTGATCCCAACGCGTCAGGACACCGCGGTACTTATTGAGCCATGCGAAGGAGCGTTCGATCTTCCAACGGCGGCTGTAGCATCGAAGCTTCCGTCCATCTTGAGTGGGCGACTTCTTGCGACCGCGCCGGTGCGGCGAAATCATTTCAATGCCGCTTTGTGCCAACCTTTGATCGAGCGGAACACTATCGTAGGCACGATCCCCAATAAGTCGTCGGGGTCGTCCCAAGGTGAGGGTTTCATCGGGCGTAGCTTCGACAAGGGTGGCTGTCAGTGTTCGCATAGTATTTAGCCATCGCTTCCCTCAGCAATACCATCCCGCCGTCTTCAGGATTTTCCGGGGTTTGCAAAAAGCAACCAATATAACCCCCCTGGTTTGCCGTCCGAACTTTTCTTTTGAGCAATTACTACGGCGTAGCCGTTGACAACTGGAGTGATGCGAGTGAGCTTTGTGTCACGCTCCGATTCCTCGCCTTGAGCTTATAACAGGCCGCGCTAATCGCTTATTTGGGGTTGTTCCCAGAACTCTTCGCGCCCGACGCAGGAACGAATCGATCTACATCATGATTTTCGTAAGCGATAGAGATTTTTTTGGAAAGGTCTACTACCTCTTTTGCGTCTCGTGGATTGTTCAATTCCTCAAGGATATGGAATACAGCCTTGACGTAATCCCTTCTATTGGATACGCAAATGGATTTTCTCGCACACGCAATTTCAAGGCGATAATCGTGCGAATTGCACGAATCACCTATCGCGCAGACACCCATGAGGGACGCGGACAGATACAATGCACCATCATGCGGTGGAAATGACTTGTAAAACTTTCCGTCGAAGAAATGACCTTCCCCTTGTATTGGTTCCACATCCGAAAAGTCCAAGATCGCTTCGGGACTATTTTGCTTGAATAGCTCCGTCAAGATTCGGCGATAGTCGCTAAGACTAAGTTGCTTTGTGCCATCCTCCACTGGAACAATCTCAGTGACAATCGACATCAATGGGTCTTTCACCGCTTCAGCGGATTGCAGAAGATTGTTGATTTTTTCTATTGTCAGGTCTGAGTCGCTGAATCTGGAACACAGCAATGCTAATTTTTTAACAGCCGTTTTTCGCTTTGCTATCGTGTCGCGAGTGAGTCCCTTTTTGTTGTTGTCAGACTCTTGCGACAATAAATCACGAACGTCGGCGCACCTACTTAATGCGAGCGTTGCATAGTAGAGTCCGCCCGATTCGGGCAAGTTTTTCACTTTGTCAAAAAAAGCCTTGTAGTCCTTTGCGTTTACCAATTCTTGATGAAGTGGATGAACATTAGCGCTTACATTGTCAATGGGGCGGGTAGACGCACCTGCTGCAAAATTGATGGCGAAAAGACACCCCAAAATGCTAATTCTCGATTTAATCATAAGTATTATCCTTGCAAAATCATACGATTTTCCGGCCTGTTGTCCAATACCAATCATGGCTGGAAAACACAT